CTCAAGGAACCAGATGATTTTCTGAAGGTTCGTGAGACTCTAACTCGTATCGGTGTTGCATCACGTAAAGAAAAGAAAATTTATCAATCTTGTCATATTCTTCACAAGCAAGGCAAGTATTATATCGTTCACTTTAAAGAGTTGTTCGCCCTAGATGGCAAAAAAGCAAATCTTTTTGTAAATGATGTTCAACGTAGAAATCGTATATCACAACTACTCTCCGACTGGGGACTTGTTGCTATTGTAGACTCAACAGCTGTCGAAGACTGTGCCCCGTTGAGTCAAATTAAAGTTCTTTCCTATAAAGATAAAGGAGAATGGACTCTAGAAAGTAAGTATAATATTGGTAAAAAGAAAACGACCGGTTCTTAATCGGTATAACCATCGTCATCTTCTATCAAAGTAATTTTACTTTTATTTTTTAAATAAGAATCCTTGTCGGAATAGATCTCTGATTCTAGTTCCTCAAGGATTCTTTTTAGCTGTCTGTGAATATTTTTTAATTTTGATTTTTCCATAACTAATTTAGATTTTACTAGCTATAAAAAAGGAGAGGTTTCCCTCTCCCGATGCTAATCTAAAATGTTCTTACATATACGTTTACAAACGTGTTGGTTTAAGGCGTCACATTCTATTAAGCATTCGTAGTAATCGTTTAACCGATCACTTTCTGTTTCTAGATCAATTAATTTGTTATCTAGATTTCTCCATTGGTTTTTTAATTGCATTTCCTCCACAGTTTTTTCACGATATCGCCACTCATTTAATTGCGAGCGGGACAGAAGATTATGCATAACTCAATCCTCAATGCATTTTACAGTTAATATAGGTCGTTCTCATTTCATATCCCAATTCCAAATTCTGTATTATTTATAACAGTTTAAGTATCGTAGTGAACTATTATGTATATTTTACATAAGTACAAAAAAAGAGAGGGTTTGTAACCCTCTCTGTTAAGTAAGTTAACTGATCACTTAGTGTAAAGTTTACCACGATAACAGAATGTACCATGGGTCTCTTTGGATTCTATACAACGAGTATCATACTCAACACCACGATATGAGGTATGAGAGATTTGTGCGTTGTGTAGCGCAGATGCTTTGTTGATCTGCTTTCTGATTAGGTTAAGTGTGTTCATTTGATTACTCCTAAAGTAGTTGGATTTTTAGGTCCGTTCCTTTAGTCGTTTGCGTCCCAGTACCACTCACATTCTGGAGCTGAGTCCTTAAGGGTCTCAACTAACTCAATCTTAATCTCATTGGATAGATTGATATTCCTTTCAATCTTCAACATAATTGCTGAAGTTTGGGTACATGAGAGTGATGTATACAGTAGTATATCAAACATGGGATGAACGGCTCCGTTCCGCGACTTACTTGCGTCCCACTAGTGGGATGAACGTAGATCTATAATAGACCATTATATCTATTTAGTCAAGTATAAATAATTATGTGTCTTTCGTGCGGCACACTCTACATTCGGAAAATACCATAACGTGGTACGGGTTTCGCACCGTACCACTTTTTATGTTTTGCTATAAATAAATCTGATTGCCTTCGGGGATCACACAAACAAACTCGCTTTAATTAGGAGCATAACAAATGACGGGACTTACACGTTACACGTCCAGTGACATGGGCAAAATTCTTGATGCTGTAGGAAAATATAGTGTCGGACTTGATGATGTTTTCCACAGGTTACATTCATATGGTATGGATAATCCTGGTGGTTCATATCCTCCATATAATATTGTAAAGGAATCGAACGTCAAATGGCGTATCGAACTAGCACTGGCTGGGTGGTCTAGAGATGACATTGAAGTCACTACAGAATCCAATGTTCTGATCATCAAGTCCAAGTCTGCGAAGGAAACTGATGATGTGGAGTATATGCACCGTGGGGTAGCAACTCGTACCTTCGCTAGAGGTTTTAACTTATCTGACGATGTTGAGGTTGGAGAAGTTAAATTTGAAAATGGTATGTTGATTGTTGATCTAAAGAGAATCATTCCAGATCATCAAAAATTAAAAACATATGACATTGGATAAATAGAATTGAATATCGTCGCCGCAGAGGGGCAACTGGCAAAAACCAGTTGACGCCCCTCTTTTTTTGTGGTAAAATAGCTGAAACTAGGAGTCCTTATGAACCTACATGTAATTGAATTAATTAATAATAAAATTATTGTATCTGATATTGAAGAATTAGATGAGGAACCATCATGTTTTCTTAAAAATTCTAGGGAGATCATTGACAACGATGGTACAATAACATTTAAAAAGTGGCCTATGTATACAGATGAAACTGATACATTAATCTATTCAAATCGTATTGTAACTATTTCAACTCCATCAGATGAAGTAGCATCTCTTTATAAGCAATCAGTTAATTCATGAATTTTTATACAAACGTTCAACTAGTAGGGAATCAAATTCTTTATCGTGGATACAAACATGGAGAACGTGTTATGTATCGCGATAAAATTAATCCTGTGCTTTTTGTTACTTCCCAGAAAGAAACAAAGTTTAAAACACTAGATGAAAAGTATGTGAAACCAATCAAGTTCCTTTCTCCAAGAGAAGCAAGGGACTTCATGAAAAAGTATTCTGAAGTTGATAACTTTGATGTATATGGATACGAAAGATTTTTGTATCAGTATATTGCTGATGAGTATCCTCAAGATGAAATTAAATTTGATATGTCAGTGATGAATATCATCAGTCTTGACATTGAGGTTGAGTGTGAAAATGGATTCCCTGATGTAGAGAGTGCTTCGGAATCTATTCTTTGTATTACTATCAAAGATATGAATACAAAGAAACTAATTGTATGGGGTACTAGAGAATATGAGAACAGTCGTGATGATGTCGAGTTTATATACTGTCATGGTGAGAGAGATCTCCTAGATAAATTTTTAAATCACTGGGTTCAGAATACACCAGATGTCATCACTGGATGGAATGTATATTTGTATGATATTCCATATATCTGTCGTCGATTGGAACGAGTATTTACTGAGAAACATATGCGTTCTCTTTCTCCTTGGAACTTAATCAACTACAGAGAGTTTGAGATTCATGGAAGAAAAAATATTGCTTATGACCTAGGTGGAGTTTCCTGTTTAGATTATCTTGATCTATATAAGAAGTTTACATATTCCAATCAAGAATCATATCGTCTAGATCATATTGCTTTTGTTGAACTGGGACAACGTAAGTTAGATCACTCTGAATTCGAGAACTTCAAAGCTTTCTATACAAACAACTGGCAAAAGTTTATTGATTACAACATCATTGACGTAGAACTTGTTGACCGTTTAGAAGACAAGATGAAATTGATTGAGTTGTGTCTAACGATGGCGTATGATGCAAAAGAAAACTATGAAGATGTATATTCACAGGTAAAAACTTGGGACAATATTATCTTCAATTATCTAAAGAAGGATAATATTGTTGTCCCACCAAAGATTACCCATAGGAAGGATTCTGCATATGCTGGTGCATATGTTAAAGAACCAAAGGTAGGACGTTATGATTGGGTTGTAAGTTTTGACTTAAACTCTTTGTATCCTCACTTGATTATGCAGTACAATATTTCACCTGAGACATTAGTTGAAGATAAACATCCTACAGTGACTGTGGATAAAATCTTGAATGAACCTATTCTCTATGATGAGAAGTATGCTCTATGTGCAAATGGTGCTCAGTATAGAAAAGACTTCCAAGGATTTCTTCCAAAACTGATGCAGAAAATGTATGATGATCGTGTCATCTTTAAGAAGAAAATGCTTATTGCAAAACAAGCATATGAAAATACACCTTCCACAGATCTTTCTAAAGAAATTTCTAGATGTAATAACATCCAGATGGCAAAGAAGATTTCTTTGAACTCTGCTTATGGTGCTATTGGTAATGAATACTTCAGGTATTTCCGAATTGCAAATGCAGAAGCAATCACTTTGTCTGGTCAAGTTTCTATCCGTTGGATTGAAATGAAGATGAATAGTTATCTAAATAAATTACTAAAAACAGATGGAGAAGATTATGTTATTGCTTCTGATACCGATAGTATCTATCTTAATATGGGTCCTGTTGTTGATCACATATACAAAGGGAGAAAGGCTTCTAATGATAAGATTGTTACGTTCCTTGACAAGATCTGTCAAATGGAACTTGAGAAGTATATTGAAAGTTCTTATGAAACGTTGGCGGACAAAGTAAACGCATACGATCAAAAGATGCAGATGAAACGAGAGAATATTGCTGATCGTGGAATCTGGACTGCTAAGAAGAGATATATTCTTAATGTGTGGGATAGTGAAGGTGTTAGATATGAAAAACCAAAACTTAAGATCATGGGATTGGAGACCGCAAGATCTTCAACTCCTGCATTCTTCAGAGATAAATTGAAGAAAGCATTTACTATCATCATCAATAATACTAATGATGATCTAATTTCATTCATTGATGATGTTCGTAAAGAATCTAGAGAACAAGGTGTTGAAAACATTTCATTCCCTAGAGGATGTAATGGTCTAGACAAATATCGGAGTTCTGCTGATCTGTACAAGAAAGGTACACCTATTCAAGTGCGTGGTGCTATTCTGTACAATCACTTTATTTCTAAGAAGAAATTGCAGAATAAATATCCACTGATTCAGGAGGGAGAAAAAATCAAGTTTGTATACTTGAAGACTCCAAATCCAATTGGTGAGAATATTATTGCTTATTTACAAACTCTACCTAAAGAGTTGAACCTAGATAAGTATATTGATTATGACAGACAATTTGAAAAAAGTTTTGTCGAACCATTGAAGAACGTAGTAGAAACCATCGGATGGAAAGTTGAGAGACGTGGAACTCTTGAATCTTTCTTCGTTTGATGGTAGAATAATTTTAACAAGGAGTATTTTATGAGTTTTCTTAAATCTGTAATTAAAGAGTTGGATAATGAGTATGCTGGAGTTGTTGAGGACGGTGTTGTTGGTGCTGACTGCGACCAGTTCATTGACACTGGTTCTTACATATTCAACGCCCTATTGAGTGGTAGCATCTATGGTGGACTTCCAGCAAATAAAATCACCGCTCTTGCTGGAGAATCGAGTACAGGTAAAACATTCTTCGCCTTATCAATGGTGAGATATTTCCTGGAACAGAATCCGACTGGTGAAGTAATTTACTTTGAGTCTGAATCTGCTATAACTAAATCTATGATGAAGGAGAGGAATATTGATACCGCTCGAATTGGTTTAGTTCCCGTTACTACAGTTCAAGAGTTTCGTACACAATCTATTAAGATTGTTGATGAGTTTATGAAACTCAAGAAAGAGGATCGTCCACCGCTTCTCTTTGTATTAGACTCTCTGGGTATGTTGTCCACTACCAAAGAAGTGCAGGATGCAACTGATGGTAAAGAGACCAGGGATATGACTAGGGCGCAGATCACCAAATCAATTTTCCGATTGCTTACACTCAAGCTAGGAACCGCAGGCATCCCTCTGATCGTCACTAACCACACTTATGACGTGGTGGGTTCATATGTCCCCATGAAAGAGATGGGAGGGGGTTCTGGACTCAAGTATGCGGCTTCTACCATCGTGTATCTGTCTAAGTCCAAGGAGAAGGACGGGACTGATGTTGTGGGTAATATTGTAAAGTGTAAAGCATTCAAGTCTCGTTTCACAAAAGAAAATTCAATTGTACAAACCCGTTTGTTCTATGACTATCGTGGTCTTGACAAATACTATGGACTTTTGGAACTAGGTGAGAAGTATGATATCTTTACTAAATCCGGTGGTCGCTATGATATTAATGGCACTAAGACATATGCAAAAACAATTTTAGCAGATCCCGAGAAGTATTTCACACCAGAAATTATGCAAGCACTTGACGAATGTGCTGCTAAGGAGTATAGTTATGGTTCGTTTGAGGAGGATGAATGATCGACAGGATTGAACATAAAATTCTCTCCAATCTGATTTTCAATGAAGACTATATGAGGAAGGTTATTCCTTTTATTCAAGACTCATACTTCGATGTATTTTCAGAAAAAATTGTATTCAATGAGATTAATTCTTACATCACAACGTATGGAACTCTTCCGACTAAATCTGTTCTCAGTATTGAAATTGAGAACAGAAAAGATATCTCGGAAGATATCTTCAAAGAATGTATTGAAGTTCTAAATATTTTTCGTGAAGAAAAACTAGAAC